CCTGAACAGCGAAAGCTTCGCCGTCACGCTGACGACGATGGCTTCCTCCAAGGCCTCTTTCCGCGAGAACGACGTGATGGCAAAATCCCCATCCGGCCCCTGGCCGTTGGCCTTGTCGAGAATTTTCAGAGCAATCAACGCCGACGCGAGGAAGGCGTTTTTAATGGCCTTGAAACCCGCGTCGTCCGGGTCCCAGAGCATCTCAAATTCACATGTACACTCACGCAGAGTGGGTGCGGTGGCACGCCAGCCGAAGTTTGCTCGCGTGGTCACGTCCGCCGTGCCGGCCTCCATCGTGAGCGTGACATCGCGCACGTTACCCATCTCCGTAGAGGCCGTCGTGCCCGCGACGCCGAAATATAGTTTGCCGTCCTTGCCGAGAATGAAAACTGCCATATATAGTTCTCCTGTTTATGCGGAACTCCGCATCATCCTGTCTGGTTACTTGACGCTGCCGGCCCACATCGCCGGCAACTGTGGCATGGTCTTCTCGAACGCCGGCCCCATCAGCGGGCGAGTCGAGATATTGAGTTTGCCTCCCTCAAGGATTTCCGGGATCGTGATCGAGCGCTTACGGTTGCTGGCCGGGCCAATCGTTACGGAACGTTTCGCAGGGTCGTAGGCATACAAAATGTGCCTGATCCCTTTGAATCCGCCGCTGATTGTTTTCTTTCCGGCGGCCTTGCGTTTGCGATTCAACTGTCGCCGCCGGGCGGCCACATGCGAAAACGGCGGCGAGCCTGCCGGTGCATGTTGTGTCGGCGGTGCTTCCTTCACGCTGGCGATGGCGCTCTTTCGTACAAGGGCACCAAACTTGCCCAGGGCGGAACGTGCCCGCGTGTCCATCTGATTCGCTATCGCCGCCTGGTCGAAGAAAAGACGCTTCACGTCCGCGCGAACATCAATAATGTGTCACCTCACGCCGAATATGTTGTGAACGACGACAGGTCCACATTGGTAAGGCGGCCGGTGTCGCCGCTGGTGGCGAGGTTGCTGTTAATCAAGTCATACTCCAGGCCGGACAGAAAAGAACCTGACGGCGTGGCGTACATCGGCAGGCCAAGCGTGACCAATTGGCCGTTGATGGCCAACAATGTCGGTGAACCGCTGTCGCCGTCCACCAGAGCCTTGAACCACGGGTGCGAGCTACGCCCCGAGTAGGCTGTGCTGGAACCGCTCCATGTGGATGCCGACGCCGAGTCGCTCAAAATCGCGTAGCCGGTGAAAATCTGTTTGTTCTGATCGGTATAGAAGAACGGGATTCGCGGGGTCGTGTTCGCGCCGGGAAGATAGCTCAAATAATTCTTGGGCAATACCTTCGCCGGAACAATATCAGGCGGCAAGGGTGAATCCAGTTTGCAGATGCGGACATCACGCCCCGTCGAAGCCGTGCTGGTGTTTCGTACTGAAACAATCGTCCGTTTATATACTACGCCGGCCGCCGACGCGAACATCACCACATGATTCGTACTGTTGGGTGCATAGTGTCGGGCGGCGATCATGCTCAATGGCGTAATCAGAACACCACCGCCACGGCCGTATGCGGTATTCCACGAATTGAACACCGGGCAAGCCGACAGGTCAATGTCGGCAAGCACATGGTTCGGATTCCGCGTGACGGTTTCATTCGCCCAACTTCTGGCGTTAAAAATGTTCATGGTCGTGGCTTCGCGCGTCACGTACCCGTTTCCGTCGTCAATGCCGACTCGCTGTCGCATTTGTTCCCACAGATACGCCCGTAACGAACCCGGCCGAAACCCACGAAATGTCCGCGAGATCGTCCCGCCGGACTTGCTCACACCGACCTTGATGTTCTTGGCCAGCAACGGGAACGAGACGATCAGGTTGGCTTCGTAATCGGAGCCATAGGTGTCGTTTGTGGCATACACGCGGCCGTTGGAATCTACGTTCACGTAGTAATCGTTGTAACTAACCGAAACATTACTCTTTCGGAACGTCGCGCTTACGCCGCCCAGACTTGCCGGGCCGAGTTGCATCTGTGTTTCGTTCAACTCGGAGGTTGTCTCTGTCAACTCCGCGTCATTCTGTTCATAATCTCGCGACGACGCGGGGACGTTGATCGGCACCGGCGTTGCCGTCGGTGTGAAATCGAACTCGTCAAAACGCGGTGCTCGAATGAACCGCTGGTGTTGTCCGCCAAGAATCGCCATTAGACCACCGCCTCTCCGAGTTGCACGTTGACCAGGCTTGTGACCTGCCAGATGTAGTTGTCATACATCGCGTGCGTCGGCTTCTTCAGCCAGCCAGGGACGCCGAGCAGTTCGATAATCGCGCATTCGCCAGCCGCAATGTCCGCCCGCGCCTTCACGGGGCTATTGTAGGTGTTCGCCTTGTTCCAACTCCAGATGCCAACAGTCGGATCAACGCCCTGAAAGACGCCGCTCCCATACGCGCCATCGTTCACTTGCAACAGCGTGCCGTTGGTGTCCTGGACATATTGATACGAAAACATCAGCATGATTCGTTGACCAAGGCTCGGGTACAGCACCATTTCGAGATCGTAGGAGTACGGTGGCCATCTGTCGTCGTTCCGCGTCCAACTGTGAATCACAAGATCGGCACTGCTGGATTGAATGATCGTGTTCAGGCTGGCGTTATAAATGCCCGTATAGTTGAACGACTGCACCCGCCCGAGCCGGGGCAGGTTCGCCCACACGTTGTTGTCGTCGCCCATACGAACGTTGTAGCCATCCGTCGCGAACTCGCCACGACGCAACACTACGTCTCGCAACTGTGTGGAGGTGCCATACCGCTGCACCATTGTGCCCACGGCATCGCCGTTCGCATTCAGCGGCATCACGCCGTTCGGCACACCGACAGAAGACAACAGCACATACGGCCCACCAGAACCGTCGCCGCCGCCACTGCTTCCGCCGCAAATTGTCGAACACATGTATGGCATAAGATTAACTCCACGTCCTATAGATCATCCCCACGTCCCACCGATGACGGTAATCACATCCCCCGGCGCGCCTTTGACAAAGATTTTCGACAGGTCAACGCTGAAAAACTCAAACCAAGAGGCGCGAGGCCACGATACGTCGCTACCGTCGTCGCCACGAAAAAACGTGTTGCCGGTGTTAGTCGGCGGCACGGAAATCGTCACCGAGCCAACCAAACTGACCGCCGATAGCGGCTGATACTCCACCGTCACAGGGACGGTCCTCATAATGATGTTGTGTTGCATTCGATTTTGCTCCGTTTACGAGGGCGACACGCGACACGAAACCGCCCACAACACGACGATCAGGCCCGCAGCACCCGTAACGTCAAGGTGAGCACACTGGTAAACTGCCGCAATTGCTCCAGATGTTCCGGCGAATAGATGGGCTTGTTTTCCGACTTCACCCATTGCGCCTCGCCGAAACGCCCAGCCGCCCGAAGTACATCCGCAACCTCCTGCACCAGCCCCATCAGCGTGTCGATGAAGGCCTGGTCGCCAGCAGGGTCGGCGGGAGCCGGGAGTTTCTGCTGAATGGCTACGTCAACCTGTATATCGTGCTGAATCAGCGACCGGCTGACGGTGGACACCTCTACCCCGCGCGGCACAACGGTGACGTGCAGGGTTTTCATATCCTTCAGGTCGAACGTCGGCACATAGCACCGTTTGGCCACAAACGGCTGACTGAACGAGTGACTGTTCAGGGCGGCGACAACGGCGTCAACGATTGTTGAAATTGGTGACATACGCTCCGAAGAAAAGTTTCCACAACGCCCCAACCGCCAACGCAACCGTGCTGGCCGCTATCAGCCATAACAACTTGCTGCGCGCGGCATCGACGGCTTCCAGGCGGTCCAGCCGGCGGTTAATGCCCGGTTTTCCATTGCCGCGCACCGCCTCGTCCAGTCTGTCCAGTTTGGCGATGACAAGGCGGAACTGATCCTTACAAACCCTTTCATACTGTTCACTACTCGGGGACATGGTCGCTCCGATCTGTTATTCGAAAACTTCGTCCACCTGTTTGGCGTGAATCCGCAACATCCGCCCGCCGGGGTCGCACGGCCTGCAGTGCCGACCGTCGGGCAACGACAGCACCTCGTACACCAGCGTTTTCACGCCGCTCATGGTTCCGTCATCATCGGGAGCACGGGTAACGAAAATTCTGTCGCCGACCTTGGGCACGATGGTCACGCCGTCCAACACAAGGGCGTCGGCGGAAACGATGAAATCCGTCTGCGGCGAACGGACCGTCGCGCCGGTGTCGTCGGTGACGTCCACCGTCGTTGCCCCCAGCGTGGCGGCGAGTTCAACTGATTCGCCGCCACGCTGGTAAATCACCGGCTGCGACAGGTGCGCCACCCGCTGCCGGTTCAGCCAGGCCATGCCGTTTGACAACATATTCATGTGGGCACCGTTGTATCTATGACGGACACCGTGAGGGGCATCGCTCGGAACGCCTTAGATCGTCAACCGGACGCGGACCGTTGGGTCCATATCGCCAGCCGCTTTGACGCATACGCCGATGATGGTGGTCGTGGTATCAGACACACCGATATATGCAATGCCGTTGGTGTCCAGCCAGCCCACGGGTTGACCGACAACGAACGTAACGGCCTGACCGGTCGCCTTGTCGATGTCGAATACGCCTGTTGTGGCGAGCGCCCCCAAGGTGTTGGCGGGGATGTCAACCTTGGCGATGCCGAGAATTCGCGTCTTTCCCAGAATATTCGCGGAAACAACCTGTCCGGCAAATATGTTGGTCGTCGGCGTGTAGTCGATGGAGTCGCCCCTGTGGATGTATCGTGCAACCGTATTTGCGGCGGTAGGCATATATGTTTCCTTTCCTTTTTCTATACTTCGCAGTCGCGATGTAGGCTGTCAGACGCGATGCCCGCGACAAGCGGGCACGCCGTTTCCGCTTCGCCGTGGCGAGGACGCCCTTGCCTCACATGAATGGAGGGAAAGGGGGGCGCCTCGCCACGGTTTGCTGATCAGCCCCCGACAGTCCGACAGGTACGTATGGGCGGCAGGCCCATGTGACTCGCGGGCGAGCTGCTCGTGCTACGTGCCCGTGCTACGGTTTCTCCTCGGCGACCCCTGTCATCTTCAGCGCCCCTCGGAAGTCCTGCTCACGCACGCCGAAGTCGATGTAGCCACGGAACACGATGCCCAACGTATTGAAGTCCGCGTCGGTTTTCTCCACCGTCGGGCGGTCCATGCCATTGAGGAAGGCGATTTCGATGGACGGCAGGCGGTTAGGATCGGCGAGCAGATACCAGGCGGTCGGGGAATAGCCGGTGACGGCGGCACTGCCGAGGTACACGCTGGAGACGACCTCAAACTTGCCGACGTGCGGGTTGGCCGACGGCTTCGAAACGGATTCCTTGGTGTCGGGGTTGACGTGTGTGGTTTCGTTGAGCGTGACCGATTTCATCAGCATCTCGGCAGGCACCTTGAGCGCCGTGGGCACCAGCAGAATGGACGCGGGAATACCCAGCGGCCGTTTGTTGGGCTTGAGTTGCTCGCTGAAAACCACCTCGGCCTTGGTCAGGCTTGCCACGGTCAGGATGCTGTCAACGCCTTCGATGAGGTTGCGGTGATCTTTCGAGAAGAACGGTTTTCCGTCAGGCCCGATGGGGTTCGCCAACCACCGGCCCCAGACGGCGTCGGCGATGGCCTCGGCGGCACCCATGCCGATCTGGCGCGGGATGTCGGTGAACGCGCCCATGTCGTCGTTGATAATCATTTGGCGAGTCAACGAGAACATGATGCCGTGCGTGTCGGCCTTCTGGCCGAATTTCTGCTCGTCCATCTGGCCGTGTTTGAGTTCGCCGGCCGGGCCGACCTGCTCGAAGGTGAAGTTGCCCGTCATACGGTAGCGTGAATGCTCTTTGAAATCGTTCACGCTGGCAATTTTGGCGATTCGACGCCAGGCGTCCTCGATGTAGCTGTAGCCTTCGAGCAGCATTTTGTTCGCGATGTTGGAAAGAATGCCAGGCAGTGACACGGTGCTGAACGCGGCCTGGAGCCAGGCGGAGGCGTCGCTGCGGAAACGCGGGAGCGGATGGCCGCACACGATCTCGCAAAATTCCTGAATGCCCACGCCGCGCATGTGCTCGGCCGCCGTGAGGATCGGATCGTCATAGAACGTCTCGATGCGGGACATCGACATGCCCGACGACATGAGCGCCGCCGCCTCGAACACCTGGGGCGTCGGCGCCCTTCGGGGCGAGCCGATAAACGGAGGCACGGACTGATCGCGCAGGACAGCCAGTTCGGTCTGCGATTCGCTCCAGCCCTCCTCGATGGCGCGAGCCTCGATCTTGGGGTGCTTGCCTTTGCAGTGGTTGCGGATTGCATCAATACGTCGCGTTTCGGCGGCCATCCGCTGACGCATCTGCGCGATGGGATCGTCGGCACCGGCGACGACGGTGGCGGGCGTGGAAGTGGAGGCAGGGGCAGACATGGAGGCCGGTGTAACGCCTGCCTGAACCGTCGTCGTGGGGGTGCCAGCCGGGGTATTCGTTCCGGCAGTCGTTTCGTCAGCAACAGCGGTGATCGTCATAAAGGGATTCTCCTGATTTTGTGGGAATTCCGAAGAGGTTGGGTCATATTCAACAGCCGAGGCGGCCACGCTAGCCGACGTATTGCCGTCTGCACCGAGATCGACGAACGAAATTTCACCGAGAACGGACTTGCGAACCACGTTGACCGGCCCGACGAATTCGCGACCGTTCACCAGCACGGCCTTACCGTCCTTCACAAACTCGTGTTGCTCAACCGACGCGCCGATCGACGCTTGCCACGGGAAACCGTTCTTGGACGAAGCGACCACCTCGCGGGCTGCGACGGTGTCGCGGGAGATGACACCGGCCGCGACAAGGTTGCCACCCTCGACACGGATGGAGTCACTGTGGCCGACACCGCTGTTGGCGTCATGGCCAAACCGGATGGGCCGGGCCTGCGAAGGAATGGCCAGGCCGGCCAGGTCCACGACGACCGGGTGACGCCAGCCGGCAATTCGCATGAGCCCGCCCGTATAGGCGACCATGTTGAACCGGGGCAACGGCACCCTGCTGTCGCCCGCGTCCGCGCCGGCGGCGGCCGCGTCGATGGTGATCTCCATTTGCGCGGTGAGGGTGAACTGCTCAGGCGGTTTGTGACTGTTCTGTGGCATCATCATTCTCCTGTTTTTGTTCTTGTGTGTCTGCCTCGTCGGGCGAAGGCGAGGGCGGCGGCGCGGCTTCCGCCGGAGTCAGCCCCAACTGCCTGCACAACGCCACTTCTCTGGCCCGCTGGCGCAACTCGGTTTCCCAGTCTTTGCCCTGCCGCGCATATTCTGTCGCCAACGTGGTCGTGTTGTTCGCCAGGCGGGTCGCCTGGGCGCTGGCCTCCTTGTTGGGGTCGATATGCTCGCGGCCGTCCCAAAACCACTGGTGCGGGATGGCCGAGGCGACGCTGGCCAAAACATCAACGCCAGCCGAAACGTTGACGACAACCTGAGCGTTGAAGAGGGTCGAGCCGCGAGGGACAGCCGAAACATGGATGAGGCCCGAATCGCTGGCGCAGGCCGAATCGCTGGCATGGGCGGCGGACCGTTTCAGTGCGGCCAACTCGGGGTACACCTGAACGGCCTCGGCCAACCACATATAAAGGATGCGGTCCAAGACGACATCCTCCAGATGGTCCTGCTCCACCCGGATGGATTTGTAATAGGTCTGATGGTCCAACCTGCCCGACGAGTAGTTGTACCCGCTGCTGTTGCAGGCCGCGATATTGAACGGCATATTCAGGCAACGCGCGATCTCGTTCAGGATTTCGCGTTTGAATTCGGCGTACGACGTGGCCGGCTGCTCGGCCTTGATCTGTATGGGTTCCCAACCTTCCGGCCCAAAGACAGCCATATTCGGCGTGAACTCCATCTCCGATTTCGGCTCGACCTCCGCCGCCTCGCCGTTGGCCGGCATGTTGGTCTTCATAAAAATCGCCACGTTCGCCGCCGATTCCGCCGCCGCGATAACCGCCAGCGTGTACCGACGCAACTGGGCAAAGAGCGGCAAAGCGGGCAGGATGTCCGGCAGGCCCCGGCTCTGACCCGGCCGATCGGTACGAAACCAGTGAATCATGTTCGCCGCCAGCACGCGCTCGAAGTCCTGAACGACACTCCAGGAAACGCCGCCGGCACCGGGATGCGACGTGAGAACGTGATACGCGGCGGGGTTGCCGAAGGAGTCGAACTCAATACCGTCAACAACATTCTCGCCAAGCCCGCCCTCGCCGCGATGCAGTGCGGTCGGGGTGGGCGTAGTGACCTGATCGGCCTCGATCAGGCGAATATCCAACTTAACGGGCGTGGGCAAGGCCATGTTGTAGAAAAGCCAACCAAACGCCTCGCCGTCCTGCGCCCGGGCCATCCGCATCGTGCGGAGTTTGCCGGGCAAATCAACCGCCTTACACCATGCGGAAAACTCGCGTTCAATAAAACCGTTGATCCCGCCCATGCCGCCGTCTTCGCCGTTGCCCAAAAGCATCTGAAGCCGAGGGCCGGTGCCGACCACGTCGTTGGCCAGCGTCAACACGATGCCGCGAGCATACGAATTGTTTGCCACCTCATAGCGGGCACGATTGCGTAACGTACGCCGGACTTCGGGGCTGGCGGCCACGTCGGCGGAGTAACCATCCGCGTTCGCCCAGTGCCGACGGTTGTCGGGCGTGGTCAAGGCCGAGTCGAATTTCGCGCGGACCATCCGCACGACGCTCGCGCCACCACGAAACCAGGTTGTCGGGTTCCACCATGTCATAATTGATCTCGTTACAGGCTGATCCTGTTACAGGCTTGCACACCACAGTCGTTTACACCGTCGCCATTCACCCCGCGCCCCGTAGCCGTCATGCCGTCACCGGAACGTCACGCCGCCCCAGGCGGGACAATCCTCACCCGCACCAACGCCCTGGCCGGATTCTTCGCGACCTCTTTTTCCGCCAGGTACTTGTCCGCCGCGATCTGGTCCTTCAAGGGATGCTGCTGAACCGTCACCCCGTCCGCCGTCGCCTGACGCGGCCCCTTGGCGTTGTCTTCAATCGCTTTTCTCAACGTGTCAGTCATGTTTCACCTTTCCATCGCAAGGCCTGAATCAAGCCCGCCAAGGGGCGTTCCGTTACGGTTCATGCGAAGTTCCCCTATTCTTGTATTTCATCCATTTCTCGATAAGTGGTCGCGCGTCCGAGCCAGAAAAAACGCTTTTTCCGCCGGCTTTTGTGTATTAAGTTGCAGTGAAACAAGGGATTAAAATTTTTTTCATAGCCGCTTTATGCTGCGGCATGGCGGGGGACAACTCTGAAACCGTTACAGACGCGACCAGGCGGGCGTTCGCCGGCGCAGGTCGTCCTGGGTGTAACGCTTCCGCTGTCGGGCTGGGGCGGCTTCGCCGGCGGTTTTTGCGCCAGCGATGGAGGCGGCTACCGCGCAGCCGACTAAACAATCGAACCAATGATTGTCGGGCTTCGAGGGTTTGGCCCGCCATTCATGGACCCGCCGGCCCTGGCCTTCGGTGACGACGTAGGTTTCGGCGTCGGCGACGTGTTCGGCGAACAGGCGATGGTGGTCAGGATTTTTGCCGAAGAGCGTAAGGGCGCCTTTGTCACCGGCGAAAGTCGCGAGGCGGGCGTGGATGAACGTTTTCCATGAGTTCGCGTCAAAGGCGACATGGCGGAACTCGCTGGAGCGCGAAACGTTCGGAATATACCAATTCCAACCGTGGCGTTCGCCGGGGCGGTGCGTGTAACTGGTCATGGGTTTGTTGCCGGCGCGCAGGCCCATGCCTTTGGACAACAGCACAGCGGGACCGGCCTTGATGGCGACCGCGTTGGCTACGGCCGGAAGGTAGCCGGAGTCGATGAGCAGCCGCTCAATGTGCAGGATGGTGCCGTCGGTCCGTGCCCATGGCGTGGCGAGCAGATTGGTGGCGAGTTGCTCCAAGCCGGCCTGCACGGCACCCTCGCGGCCTGCGCCGGGGAACAAGGCGGGCAGTGTGTAATTGGCGTCCCGCAAGGTGAAATACAACCGCTTCTGGTCCGGGAACGTGCCGTAGTCAATGACGTAACCGGTGAAATCCTCCTCCCACGCGCAGACACACCAGAACAACAGCCTGTCATGCACGTCGATAAACGCTGTGACACGGGTGCAGGCCTGGGGCACCTCGGCACGCGGGCGGCCGGTGATTTTTTCGGTGACATCATCGGCAGACAACCGCTCATCCTCGAACTGCTCGGTCGCCGGCTCGTTTTGGTACTCGGCGGCGAAGGCTTCTTCGTCGCGGAGTTTCAGATTTATGGCGTGCTGCACGGCGGAAATCTCCTTCTGGGGATCGAATCGTTGTGGCCAGGCGACAACAGCCCCGGCGTCCATCGCCTCGCGGCGGGCAGAGTAAAAGGCTGTAGCTGGCGCCAAGCCTTGCCCCGCACGCAAACCATCAGCGCGGACGCGGGCGTATTCGTCCCAGAGCTTCTCCGCGACCGGGAAGGAATAGACGAGTTTGGTGCATTCGCCTTGCCATTCCGGGTTTTTCTGGCGGTCAAGAACCTGGTCGGCGAGGTCGCCGGCGTAGATTTTGGTGCACGTCAACACGGCCGCGAGGGACTCGCCCGGCCCGGCCATGCCGAGCACGTCGCCGGTGAGAAGCTGTAACCTATAGCGCGTTTGTGATGGCGAACGGGCAGACTGACGGGTTTGCGGATCGTCCAATAGCACCAGCGACGGGCGCAAAATGCGGCCATCCATGGTGGTGTGCTGCTGCCCGCGCATGTTGGCGTCGAGGCTTGTGACGGCGATGATCGCGCCGGAAGACTCCGAGCCCTCAACGGTTGGGAACACCAGCTTATCCGCCGCCCATGTGCAGTAGGTTGGCTTGCCGTCGATGTGCTGACCAATCTGGCGACGGGCGTTGTTCTGGAGGCACCGGAGCGGGTAAATGGCGTGCGGAAAGTCCGCCAGCAGGAGCGGGTTTTCGAGAATCGCCTTACGGATCGGGGCGAGCAGCTCAATGGCGCGTTCCTGCGAACCGCCGATCAGACACACGAACGGCCGATAGCCGCCCAGGACCGCCCACAACGCCGACAACCGGGCGAGCGTGGTTTTGCCCGACCCGCGCGGCATGGCGAAAGCGAACAGGCCGCCGTCCTTCACAGCCCGCTCGATTTTGTCGATTACACGCAGGTGGTCCTGCGACCAAGCCCGGGCGCAGGCGGCGGCGAAGTAGGTTTCACAGAAAAACCGGAAGCTGGCGACGGCCCGCGCCCGGCGGACGGGATCGGCAACATCAGGCAACGGGGCGATGTTCTGGCTGCGCCAGGTGTCGGAGTTCTTGCGGGCGAGGTCGGCGGCGCGGGCATCGATTTTCGGTTTGGCCGGGCGGTCAACCTCGCGGACCAACCAGCGCAGGTAATCGAGCAGGCGCACATGCCGCCCGTCGTGCCATCTCCGGCCGGCGCGGTTCATTTGCCGCTCCAGCCGCGATCGCGTGATCGACTCGCCCAGCGTCGTCGAATTGACGAGCTGGACGAGTTCGTTTCGCGTCAGTTTGTTCGGGTCAAGCGCCATCCAGAGCCTTTCGATTTTCTTCCTGCTGATTCAGCCACGCCCCGTACACGATCAAATCAACCTTGCCGCCCACCAGCGGCAGGCCGCGACGGACGTGCTCGCGGAGAGTCTTGGGGGACACCTTCAGCAACTTCGCCGCCGCCGCGACGGACAGGGAACGAATGTCCACTTCGTCACTCATGCGCCCTCCACGGTTTCAGTCGCGACGGTTGCGATGGTTGCGGTTTGGGCTGTGCCTGCCGTCGAAGCAGCCGCCGGCCAGGGTTTACCCGCACGTCGGCGGGCTACTTCGTCCAGCGCGCGGAATTTGTTGGCCGACGTGTACGAGGTGAGGTATCGCGTCGGCAGTGTGTCCCAGGTGTACGAACCGAAGAGGCGGTCAATATCGACGTGCTTTTCCAGAATGGCGGTTTTATGCGCCACCGTCGCATTGTGGAACTTCGACGACGCGGCCAGTTTCGCGATAACCTCGGAGTCGGCCTCCACGCCGCGCAGGTTCAGGGCGTCGAGGATGACCGTCGGCAGGCTCTCAGTGCCGCGCGACTCGCCCGCCCAGAACTGGTTGCCGCGATAGAAGATGCCCTTGAATTCGCGGTGCCTGCCCTGGCTAAGTACCCGTACGATGTGGCCGCGATAGTTGGTGTAACTCATCGGCCAACACGCGCACGGCGTTGCCGGCATGGGACGGAACGGCGTCGAATGGACCTCGATACCCCATTGCGGGTCGATTTTCGTCAACCCCTCGTCTGCCGCCGCGAGGTCTTCGAGAAACTCGAACCAGTCGGCGTCGGTTTCGGTCGGATAGCCGACGATGTTGTAAATCTTCATGTGAGCGGGCCGGGTGCCTGACGCCGCCAGCCCGCGAAAGAAGCCCCGAAGCATCTCGCGCGTGATCGGCTTGTTCACCATCCGCCGCAGCCGTTCGGAAAACCCGTCCATCCCGACGATGCGAAACTTTGGCAGGCCCCAGGTGTCTGGCCGGTCAAGGTCCAGTTCAAAAAGCGTCTTTTCCGCCGACCCGCCCCAGAGCACGTCGCCGGCCCCGGCTTCGTTCTGCAATCCACCTACATGCCGCCGTTGCCATGTGTAGCCGCAGAACAGACATTTCCGCTGGCAGCCATACGCCGATTCCTGCCACGTTTTGCCGTTGGCCAACGGAACCGCGTGTGGGTACAGGCACGTCCCCGCGTCGAGGGTATACGTGCGGTTCACGTCGAATGTGTCCGCATGAATCACGGACGGATGCTTGAACCGCTCGCCCGCCAGCGCCGCCCGGACGACATCGACGACATAGCCTTCCGCCCGGCCCAGGCAGAACGTGTCGCACCAACGGAGGAAAGGTCGAACGTTGAGTAACCCCGCACCGCCGGCCACGACGGTCGGCCGGGCAGACTTCGGCCACGCCAGCCGCTCGGCGATGAACGGAAACCAGTCACAGCCCGACGTGATCGACACCAGCACGACCTTGTACCGCCCGGCCGTGGCCGACGAGCAATAATCCACCTCAATGCCCGCCGCCCGTAGAGTGTGACAAATCATTTCCAGCCCTGGCCAAGCACGAACGTTGTAAGACTCAACCGTGTAGGCGGGCTTGGCATATTTGGACTGGACGTAAACGGCAACCTGTGCATTTTGTGCATTCATGGCTTGCTCCAAAGGGAAAAGGAAAAGTTCGCGACTCACTACAAAGAAAAACTCATGGCCTGCTTTGTGGAAAATTCGTGCCCGCGTCTGGGGCACCGGCTGGTGGCGGTGGCGATGCCGCCGACTGTCCGCCGGGGCATCGCCAAGGCCTACGTTACGGGGAATTCGTGCCCGCACTTGGGGCAGTGAATGGTTTCGGCGGTTTCGTCGGCGTCGATGTCGGGATCGTCAAGGTCGAGGTCGTCAAACGTGCGGAGATG